TTGGACGTGGGGGCGGGGAAGGGTCGCGCGAAGGAGCCGCTGATGCGGGTGTTCGACTGCGACTACGTGGGCATCGAGGTGCTGGAGGACAAGCCGCTGGTGAGCGGGGTGGAGAATCTGGCGCTGGAGGAGTGCCCGAAGGACTGGCATGGGCGGTTCGACGTGGTCTATGCGAATCATGTGTTGGAGCACTGTCAGGACCCGGCCCTTGCCTTGGCGGCACTGAAGCACCTGCTTGCAGCGGATGGGGTGCTTGGGGTGGTGACGCCGCACCTGATGCCGGACCCTGAGCCAGCACACGTGAACGTGTTGACTGCGGAGCAGTGGTTCGACGCGTGGCGGGAGTGGGACCTGCTTCCGCTGTACCTCGAGTACGAGATGACGACCATTCCGGAGCTCCGGATGGTGCTCTGCCATCGTGAGCGCTACCCGAGAGGGTAGGTCGGCGATGGGCGAGGTCGTTGACCTGGAAGCCGCCCGGCTGGAGCGCCAGCCTGGGTGGAGGGTGGCACGTCGTGCGATGTGCCTGGACTGTGGTCGTGAGTGGGTGGGCGTCCTGCCTCCCGAGACCAAGCCAGTGAAGCTGGAGTGCCCCGACTGCCACGAGGCGGCCGGCATCGTCATGGAGTGGGACGATGGAGGGGTTTGAGGCGCAGGCGGCAGCGGCGGCCGAGGCGGTCGGGGACGCCGGGTCCGGGATCCCGAAGCGGGACCTGACGGACAAGGAGCTGGAGAAGCTGGCGGACGCGGTGCTTGCGTTCTGCGAGCAGATGAGCGCCATCGAGCTGTTCCCGTACGAGCGGGAGTTCGGGTGGCGGATCATCTACTCGCTGTTGAGCGAGGACGCGGAGGAGCTGACGGCCCTGTTCAGTCGGCAGGCAGGGAAGACCGAGACGGTTGCCGTGGTGGTGGTCGGGTGCATGGTGATGCTCCCGGTGCTGGCCCAGGCGATGCCGTGGGAGACTCGGATCTCGAAGTTCCGCGAGGGGTTGTGGTGCGGCATCTACGCACCGAACTACGAGCTCGCCGGGATCATGTGGAAGCGGATGAAGGTGCGGCTGTACTCGCGGAGCGCGAAGCAGGCGTTGCTGGACCCGGACATCGACATCGACCTGGTGGACGCGACGGAGAACATGACGCTGCCGAACGGGAGCTTCGTGGACTGCGGCACGGCGTCTCCCCAGGCGTCGATCGAGGGCAAGACGTACCACCTGATTCTGCTGGAGGAGACCCAGGACATCTCGGCGGCGAAGATTCGCTCGAGCATCCATCCGATGGCGGCTGCCACGGCCGGCACGTTGGTGAAGATCGGCACGCCGAACACGGTGAAGTCGGAGTTCTACGAGGCGTGCCGGCGGAACAAGAGGGCGGACGTCAACGAGGGGCGTGTGCGCAACCGCAACCGGCTCCACTTCGAGTTCGACTACACGGTGGCGCAGCAGTACAACCCCCGCTACCGCAAATACGTGGCGAAGGAACGGGCGCGCCTGCACGAGGACAGCGACGAGTTCCGGATGAAGTACCGGCTCCACTGGCTGCTGGAGCGGGGGATGTTCATCAACCCCGACCAGTTCGACGACTGCGGCGTGAAGCGGAGCGGCATGACGCTGGAGCTCACAGTGAAGCGTGCGAAGCGGCGAGGGCGGCCTGCGAAGAAGGTCTTCAAGCTCGCACCGAACGTGATTACCTACGACCCGGAGACGGAGGGTCAGGTGGCGAGCATCGACGTCGGGAAGGGCAACTCCACCGTGGTGACGGTGGGCAAGGTCTTCTGGGACGGCGGCGTGCCGTTCGGCGACGACACTCGCTATCCGATTCACATCGAGAACTGGTTGGAGTTGTTCGGGGACGACCACGAGGCGCAGCATCCCCAGATTCTCGACTTCCTGAAAAACTTCCGCCTGCAGAGTGTCGTGGTGGACGCCACCGGAAAGGGCGACCCGGTCTACTCGCGGTTGGCTGCGGAGTTGGACAAGTTCGGCATCTTCGTCCTGCCGTTCATCTTCAGCGAGCAGAGCAAGGACCTCGGCTACAAGATTCTGTCGCAGGAGCTCCAGAACCGGCGCATCACGTACCCGGCTGGAGGGAGGGCGACGAGGCTGGTGAAGTGGCAGCGGTTCTACAACCAGATGATCGACCTGGAGAAGCGCTGGCGTGGGCAGCGGATGGTGGTCGAGAAGGCGAGAGGGGACAAGAACGCGAGGGACGACTACCCCGACTCTCTGATGATGCTCTGCTGGCTGGTCAACGCGGCGGAGGACATGGAGGTCGAGCAGGCTCCGAACCCGTTGGTGGGCAGGGCGGCGAGGTGGGAAGTAGCGGAGACGGTGAAGAAGGCTGGGGCGTGGTTCCGGCGTGCTGTCAATCCGAGCGGGCCGGTCCCGAGGACCAGGCCGAGCAAGGGAGGCAAGTGGGATGGAAGCTGAGCGAGGAAACGTGCTCCAGCTGGTGACGCCGGAGCAGCCGACGAACGAGGACTACATCGAGCTTCTGGAGGCGACCATCGAGAAGCTGCGCGAGATGGACGAGCCCGTCGACGGCGTGGCGGTCGCCGTGTCCTTCGAGGACCGGGAGGTGCTGACGACGTGGGCCGGGAAGGCGCCGATGCAGCTGATGGGCGCGATGGAGTGCCTCAAGATGAAGATGTACCTCGGGTCGCACCTGCCCTGCGCGAAGGGGGAGGCCGATGGCGAGTAGGCCGCTGACGGTGATTCAGATTGCAGAGCTGGCCGCTTGCGGCGAAGATGAAGTACGTCGGGCGATGCGACGCGGCGAGCTGCCCTCCCAGGAAGCGTCCACGGTTCGAGTCTGGCTCGAGGCACAGTGGGAGCGCAGGACCCGGCGGTTGATCCGGGAGGAGATTCACCATGCCTAAGCACTCATTCGAGACACGGGACAAGATCAGCGCCGGCGTCAGGGCGGCCAACGCCCGGAAGAAGCTGGCGGCCGACCCGACTCAGCAGCGGGGAGCCGAGCTCGCCGCGCACTTCGCCACCGGCCACCCGGACGGGCAGGCGCCCGGGGTTGTCCGGAACTACGGCGACCTCGGCCGGGTGCAGGGCGAGGCTCCGGAGCGTCGTCGGGACGCCGGGTTGCAGACGCACGAGGAGAAGGTGGCGGCGGCCGCTACGACAGCGGAGCAGCTTGGGCTGCGTCGGGCTCCCGACGTGAAGCAGAAGAAGGTGGGCGAGCAGCCGGCACAGGTCCGGCCTCCGGAGTTCGGCGCCGGGCTGATCGAGAACGTGCCGTCGGCTCCCCAGCATCCCGTGGCCACCACCGCGAAGGACGGAGGTAGCTGATGCCGACCGGGACCGCGAACACAGCGCTCTATTCGATGTTCGATGGGATCTTTCACCACGACCTGGCGCTCGACCACCAGCGCCGCCTCCAGGCGTACCGCCACTTCTGGCTGTTCTACCTGTCGAAGCACTGGAGCTACGTTCGCGATCCCGGGGAGCCCACGATCACGATCAACTACTGCCGTCGCCTGCTCGACGTGCTCAACGACTTCACGTTCAAGAAGGGCTTCAAGGTGGTCATCCCAGACGACCCGGCGACGGAGGTCGATGAGTCGGAGGATCGGGAGTTCGTCCGGTACATGGTCGAGGAGACTTGGCGGCGGAACAAGAAGGAGCTGTGGATGCTGGAGGCGTCGCAGCAGGGCGGCGTCACGGGCGACGTGTTCGCGAGGGTGTCGTGGGAGAAGAACGACCCGCTCGAGGACCCGTATGCGAAGGTGGACATCATCCCGTCGCACCTTGTCTTCCCCGAGACGGGCGGACCGCTTGGCGTCGACCGGAAGCGGCTGACCCGGCTCATCATCCTGAACCCGGTCTTCGAGGACGTGAAGGGGCGGGAGATTCCGAGCCAGGGCATGTTCTCCCCGCACCCCGCCTTCAGCATCAGCGGGGCGACGCCGGGCAACAAGGAGCTCGCCATCTACGGCGAGGAGTGGAAGGCGGCGGAGTACGACCGGAAGACGGGCGAGCAGACGAAGCCGGCCGTCGTCCGCTACTACCGCAACAAGGAGTTCATCGAGGAGAAGCCGAACCCGCTCGGCGAGATCCCCGTCGTGCACATCCCGAACTACCCGCTGAGCGGGGAGTACTTCGGCATCTCCGACCTCGTCGACGCCGCCGAGATCAACCGGGAGCTCAACGAGAAGATCACGGACATCTCGGACATCATCAACTACCACGGCTCGCCCGTGACCATCGTGAGCGGCGCCAAGCTGAAGGACCTGGAGCGAGGGGCCAACCGAGTGTGGGGCCTCCCGTCTGGGGCGGACGCGAAGAACCTGGAGTTGATCGGCGACCTCGGCGCAGCGGTCCAGCACTGGGAGACGCTGAAGATCGCGATGATGGAGCTGATGGGCGTGCCCGAGCAGGCGATGGGGAAGTTCCAAGGCCTGTCGAACGTGTCGGGCGTGGCGCTCGCGATTCAATACCTCCCGCTGATGGAGAAGCGGGGCATCAAGGTGCTGACCTACGGCCTCGGGCTGCGGCTGATCAACCGGCTGATCATGAAGGTCACGGAGATCGCCGACCCGAAGTTCGGCGCCAAGATGGAGAAGCTGCAGGGGAACCGCTACCGGAATGACGTGGTCTTCCCCAACCCGATGCCCCAGGACGAAGCGGCCGAGCTGGAGAAGGCGAGGGCTCGCCTGGACCTCGGCCTGTCCACGCGCCGCAAGGAGCTCGAGGCGATGGGCAAGTCGCAGGCCGAGTCCGAGGCCATCATCTCCGACTCGCTCAGGGAGATGCGAGAGGCCACCGAGGCGGAGTTCGACCTCGACCTCTCGGGCCGGGGCCAGAACCAGAACATGCGAGGCGGCGACCCCGGCGTTCGAGGGCCGAAGGTGAGCGCGACGGCGACCCAGCAGGCGTTCGAGACGCCGCTCGGCGGGAACCCGGCCAGCGAGTTCGCCGAGGAAGATGAGCTGTAGGCCGGATGGCCGTCCCTCGCCGACGGGTGGACCGACCGCTGTTCGGTCAGATCATCGAGGACGCCACCCCGGCGTCCATCCAGCTGATGCTGGCCGGCGACAGGACGCTCGCCGGCGACCGCGACCTCCTCTTTCGCGCCCTCGGCACTGACTCCCGAGCCATCCGTCACGAGCTCCTTGAGATCGAGGAGGAGCTGGTCGAGCGGGTCGGCCGGATGCACCTCGCTCCGACAGGGCTCCCCCGTGCTCGCGACGGCTTCACTCGCGACCTGACCCGGCTCACCGTCGGCGGCCGCCGCAACCTCGAAGCGGCGATCCGACGCGAGGCCCGGCGTGGGTTCGAGCGGATGGAGGAGATCGTCCAGGAGCGGACGATGCGGACGGCTCGGCGGTCGCTGGGGATCCACGCTAGCCGCATGGAGGCCATGGGCTTCCCAGCGATGACGCGAGAGCAGCGTCAGGCCATCTTGGATGGAGCGCAGGGGCTGTTGAATGCAGAGTTCCCTCGCGGCTCGGGCCTCTCGTACCGGGATCGGCTCCGTCGCATCCAGGCGGCACGCGAGCAGCAGATGCTCGAGATCGCGAGACGGACCTATCCCGAGGGGACAGGTCCGGATGTTATGCGCCGCGACCTGGTGCGCTCGCTCTCGTACGCACGGCCGGGTACGCCTATCCGTGGCGGATCCTCGTACAAGCAGTCGAGGCGGC